GGGGATATAGAAGCTCTGGTTGCATGCCGAGTTCCTGTCAACTCGTAAAAAAGACGGGACCTAAAGATAATCGCAGACGATTATAATTACGCTCTAGCCGCTTAAGGCTGGCGTCCTGCCGGTTACTTTAGGAGTTTGCTATGAGAAGACGTAGTCGGTCTGCTGTATCACCATTGCCTTACTTAGGTAGATATGTGACAGTTGACAAAGCTGGCACAACCTGTGAGACCAAAATTAATAGCGTTCTTTACGCTATGGGTACAGCGTACACAGACAAGATATTTGAAACATGTCTTGATGATGTACACCCAAATTGGCCTTTTGAAGGCGGCGAACTCGACCTTGTAAAATCAAGGTACAGCTTTAGGGACGCTTATGTAAGCGGTAATGAGTGCGGGCAATATATTTACCCACGCTATTGTACAGTCTATGTTAACGGCTGGCCTAAAACCACTGTTGGTTATAAGTCAATCGAATATCTAGGCCGTATAAGATGTTATCCCCCTACTTGGGGAACGGCATCTAGCAACTTAGCACTCGCGGCAAGCTATGGAGCACAAGGATGGAACAGGTATAAACCTGCGCAACCCGTTGTGAACCTCTCCGTATTTCTTTATGAAATAGCTGAAGTTACCAAATTGTTTAAGTTCGCGCTATCTAGCGTTAAAAAGATAGCAAGTTCTTATTTAAACATTCAATTTGGCTGGCTGCCAACCCTAGGTGAACTAGAAAATCTGCTCGACGCTGCATCCAATATGTCCGAACTCATTAATCAATTGATTAGAGATAACGGACAGTGGGTGCACAGAGCAGGTTCTGTTGCGAAAGAGAAAGAAGTAATCGGACCGAAGTCAATTTATGGCTCCATTTATCCGTATATTTATACTTCTGGACTCAAAACCACACAGGAAACGCGTGTTAATACACGCATCTCGTTCGCGGGACGTTTTAAGTATTACATCCCAGCTCTAGCTAATAATACTTTGAGCGGACGCATACGCGCCGCTCGCCGAGTACTGGGCCTTGAAGGCATAACGCCTGCCAATATTTGGGAGATCATACCATTTTCATGGATGATAGACTATTTTTCGAATCTAGGTGATATCATTAGTAATTTTGAATCATCTATAGGCGATAATCTAGTTGCGAAATATGCTTATTCAATGGCACACACAAAAATTGTGGTGGAGAATACTGCCACCTTCTTTGTTAATTACTCAGGTAAGACAACATCGAAGGTTGCCATCGCTCGACTTATAAAAGAGTCGAAAGCGCGTGCAGTCGCTAACCCTTTTGGTTTCAGTTCAGATACTGATCTGTCCTGGAAACAATTGAGTATTCTTGTCGCATTGGGTCTATCTCGATAGCGATACAATTTTAACAACTTAACAAGGTAAATTATTATGCTTGCAACACCTCAAACTGTAACGGTAAATACCGTTGCGAATACACTGAATAGAACTGAGTCTGAAAAGACCAATTCTTTGTATTCAACTGATGACACTACATTAAAACTTAAAGTGTCACACCAGCTTACCAAAACGCGTAGTCGTCATATGTGTAGGTTGGATCAAACAATTATAGCTACTGATCCTCTGACATCAGAAAATGATTATCAGAGTGCATCAGCATATATAGTTGTAGATGAACCCCTTTATGGTTTTACGGACGCCCAACTCGGGTATCTCGTGACTGCTTTAAAGGACTGGCTTACAGCCGGTACGGTAACTGCTGTATTAGCTTCTAGACATTAGAGCTATCTATAGCTACCGTCGTTACAGTTGCAAATGAGGCAAGCATGCCAGCGTTACAACCTTTATTAAAGGAGAACTAAGAGGCATGGAAATTTTACCTTTGTACGAGTCACTATTATTTGACTCCTACAGAATAACTGGTATACGGCATAATCATCGTGATTTCGAAACCATTACTAAGCGTTTTGAGCACGAAGGTTTGAGTTTTTTGACAATTACCTTACCCAACTTCCATGACGAAGTCATGAATTGTGTCAGAGACGGTATTATCACGCCTGATGCTTTTCCGGGATGGAAGAAGCGTTCTGGAATTCCCGTGTTTCTAGGTGACTTCCTGCGTAAACTGTTTATGCCAGATTTGAAGGTTAATCAATCTGTTTCACCACTTATTATAAAGGTGATTCGGCAGATCTCTTTCTTCTGTAAAAAGGTGAAAGTTGACTGTACGAAAAAGAGAATCAGTAAAGCACTCTCTGATTACATACAGATTGAGGATGATTTATGGGAGCTTGATCTTAATTCTAGTTCATATAATGAATTATTCGAAAGAACATGCTCTATACTTTGGTCAAATGTATTTTCAAACACATTTGATTTCGATGATGCACGCCTAATCCCAAAAAATGGACCAGGTGTAACCGCGGAGGGGTATTATGGCAATGAAAAACTTTGGTTGCCTGTTAATATTCCTTCTAGATTATTAAAATATTTCTCGATTGGACCCTTAATAGGTCTTAACGATGAAATACTGCAAGAATCGAATCGCAAAGTGAGGATCTTGGACGAGTACGATGAAGAACCGGTTAAAGTTATTACGGTTCCAAAGACTCTTAAAGGACCTCGGATCATTGCTGTTGAACCACTATCAATGCAAGCTGCTCAACAAGCGGTTAAAGATTATTTGGTTGAAAGGATTGAAAGTCACTATTTAACAAAGTGGCGTGTAAACTTTTCTGATCAAAGTATTAATCAAAAAGCTGCCTTAATGGCTTCCATTGATGGACAAGATGCAACTTTAGATATGTCAGCTGCGTCAGATCGCATCTCTTATGATGTAGTCAAAATGATGCTTAAGACAACACCTCAACTACTAGAGTTGCTGGACGTAAGCCGAACACGGTTTGCGACAGTTTGCGATAACGTCTTCTATTTGAAGAAGTTTGCAAGTATGGGTTCAGCTACATGTTTTCCTGTTGAGTCAATGGTGTTTTTCTCTATAACCATTGCTTCAATACTTGATTACATGTGCCTACCACCTACTCTTAAAAACATAGAGGAAGTGGCAAATCGGATTAAAGTCTATGGGGATGATATTATTGTCCCCACGACGTGTGTACCGACCGTCATGACTTGGTTATCGTATTTTGGAAACCGAGTGAATGTCTCTAAAAGCTTTTATACTTCTAGCTTTAGAGAGTCGTGCGGATGCGACGCTTATGCGGGCATTGATGTAACGCCTGTATATCTTAGATCCCTTGACAAGTATAGTCAAAAGAATATTGGACGTACAGAGTTTACAGATAGTCTGATTGTATCTTGGGTACAAACTGCTAATGATCTAAATAATCATTGCTTTTTTCGTACTTCCGAGAGAATCAAATTGGTTGTAGATAACTACGTTAAAGGAAAGTTTAAACTACCGGGCTTACCGCTCGGAAATCCTTTAAGATCCCCAATATTAGTCTGGAATTCAACAAGCAATCCATCGTTGAGTCGTACAAATCAGGAACTTCAAACTATTGAGGTATTCGGATTACAGGCTCAGTCAATTAATAAATTTGATCCAATTCACGATGAATTGTGTAAGTGGAATAAAGTGCAAAAGCGTCAAAGTTCTGACACCAATGTACTGACAAAGTCCTCTTCTATGCATTGGAAACAAGGCATAATAGATCTATTAAAAATAGATAATCCAGACACCCCGACGAGTTCCTCTAAAGGCGCAAGTCATCAAAGAATCATTAATCGAAAGATTGATGAAGACTATACACCGCGACGTAACGCGTTACGGCTAAGAACCGTGTGGACTCAGCTATTTAAAATCAGCTGATGTTTGTTGAACACTCTCGATAAAAAACGCATGGAGACCATTGACGATGAAGTTACTGAACATGCCTTACGCTTTATTGATGATGCGCACAAGCAAGAAAAACCTTTCTTCGTATGGTACAAC